ACGACCTTTCACGCATCTACCAGGTCGCATCACGCTATACGCTCTCAGCCGATGAGATTGCTTTGCTCTATAAGCGCACCCTGCAAAAAAAGTCAGCTCAGGTCACCGAGTTATGGACGGCCAGGGAGTTTGTGCTGTATCTGGATAACGAGATTATCGACCGCAAGCCCAATCCCTACGGCTTTATCCCGTTTATCATCTTCCCTAATACACGTAAGCCCAAGCAGTTTTGGGGCATGTCCGATATCCTCCAGCTCATGGAGCCGCAGAAGGAGCTCAACCGCGCCCTATCCCAGCTTTCACGCATCCTTGAGGTATCCGGTAATCCCATCGCAGTGCTGGAGGGCGTAGAGGCTTCAGAGGATATCCAGGTCAGGCCGGGCGCTGTCTGGAACCTTCCCCCCGATACTAAGGCCTACTTGCTGGACTTGTTGCAGGGCGGGGGGATCCGCCTGCACATCGATTACATCGACCTGATTTACCGTACCATGCATGATATGGCCGAGTCCCCCAGGGCGGCTTACGGCGGCATCGAAAGAGAGCTTTCCGGCGTTGCCCTGGAAGTGGAGCTGCAATCGCTTTTACAGAAGGTAAGACGTAAGCGCCTTATCCGTACATGGGTTTATAAGCAGCGCAACGAGATGATTTTAAGGTTATGGGCCAGGTTCACCCGTGAGGATTTAACCGGCCAACCGCACCGCGTGTGTTGGGGAACGGTATTACCGCAAGACCGCAACCGTGAGGCGCAGAATGAGCAGCTTTTAATTCAGTCCGGCGTCCATTCAAGGCGTACGGCTATGGATAACCTTTCCATCCGTGACCCCGAGCTGGAGTTTGAAAAGTGGATGGAGGAGAGAAAGCTTATCCTGGCCCAGAATAATGAGTTTAAGGCGAAGTCCACCCAGGGCGGATCGAGAGAGAGAAGCTATGCCGCCGAGCCGGAGACCCAGCTTTAAGCATAAGGAGGATTATGTCAGAAGAAATCAAGGAAACTAACGAAACCACCGAAACTAAGGTCGAAGAAATCAATCAGCCAGTCGAGGATACCGCTGCGCTTGACCGCATCGCTTCGCTTGAGGCTTCGCTTGCCGCCAAAGAGGCCGAGCTTGCCGAGGCCAGGAAGGTGCTGGACGCCCAGTCAGCCGATATCGCCGGCCTGCAGAAGTCCGGCGCAGAGGCCGTCAGGGCTTACCGCAAGCTCGCCGCCAGTTCTAACCCCCTGTTCAGCGAGGATGTGTTAAGCGGCGAGACCATCGCCGATGTCGATGCGGCGATGGCCCGGGTGCTCGATTTGGCCGGTAAGGTGCGCTCACGCATTGAGGCGGAGATTAAGTCCGTCAATGTGCCCGCCGGCGCACCCGAAAGGTCAGGCCCCGACCTTTCAGCCCTGTCAGCCAGGGAGAAAATCAAGATGGGGCTCGAAGAAAAGAAATAAAGGAGTGTTAATTTATGGCCACACTATTAAGTGAATATGCCAAGCTCTCTAATGATGCCATGTATCAGGGCATTATTGAGACCATTATCAAGGATTGTCCCCTGCTCCAGCTCATGCCGTGGATCGAGATTGTGGGCAACGCCCTAACTTACAACCGTGAGCTAACTTTACCCACCGCGGAATGGCACGCCGTCAACGACGATTGGACTACCAGCCCGGCCGTTACTTTCACCCAGAAGACGGCCACCCTCGCCATCCTGGGCCAGAACGCCGATGTAGATAACTATGTCAGGCAGACCCGCTCTAATGTCATGGATGTTGAGGCGGCTATTATCGAGCTTACCGCTAAGGCTATCCGCCATGAGCTGGAGAAAAAGCTTGTCTATGGCAACAGCGCTACCGCTCCCAACGAGTTTGACGGCTTGATTAAGCTCATCAATACCGGTTCAGCTTCCGACCAGCTCATCCCTATGGACGCAGACGGCGCTGCGCTTACACTTGGTAAACTGGACGAGCTTATCGATGCCGTTAAGGGGGGGAAGCCGTCCTTGCTCTTAATGTCCCGCAGATCGAGGCGCAAGATCGCCGCCCTGGCCCGTGCCGCCGGCAATAACCTGGAAGTCGGCAAAGGGCAGCTTGGCGAGGTGGTCGAGTATTATGCCGGCATCCCCATCGCTGTATCCGACTTCATTCTCGATACTCATACTGTGGCTGCTTCAGTGGAGTCGGCTTTCACCGGCGGTACGTGCTCTACCATCTATGCTCTGTCTTTTGGTGAAGATGGTGTCTGCGGTCTTACCGGCCCGGGCGGCCTTCAGATCGTCAGGATAGGCGATATGGAAACAAAGGACGCCAGCCGCACCCGTGTCAAGATGTATTGCAGCCTTGCCCTCTTTTCCAATGTCAAGGCCGCAGCTCTTATCGGTGTTACGGATTAAAAATTAAATATGTTTACCTTTTCTCTGGCAAGGAACGGAGCGTTGAAGAGGGGGCTTGCCCCCTCTTAGAAAGACCTCGTTTCCCCTTCCCTTGAGGGAAGGGGCAGGGGATAGGTGAATAAAGGAGGAATGAATTATGGCTTTTAGCGACCCAGGCATTGGACGCCAGGTTATGGTCAGCCCAGGCCCCGCAGCGGCTATGGTTACAGTGGCCGAGGATGTCAAGGAAGGCGATATCCTCGGGTATTCATCCGGCTGGAAAAGGGCTTTGGCTACAGCCGGCAGCGTTATCCAGGGCCGGCTTGTCGCCCTCGCCAATATACCATCCGGCAGCAAGTGCCCCGTTGCAGCGCATTGCGTGGTCGATGGCTATTCAGAGGCTACCCCAGGCGGCTACGTCTACGTTGCCGAGGGATCGGACAACGGCAAGGTAACTCAAACAGCACCGAATACCACAGGAGATGCAACTACCATTATCGGCATTGCCCTATCCGATACCGCTATCCAGTTTTTTCTCAATTCCAGGGCCGACTCAGTAGTTTAAAAAAAAGGGGGGGCGGTTAATCCGTCCCCCCACTGAAACACAAGGAAAGGCAAGGAAAGACAAGGAAAGGATAGGCAAATAATATGATTACACTAACAGGTTTAAGAGCTTTGGTACGTCGAGACCTTAAGGATGAGGACGGCGCTAATTACCGCTGGACGGACGCTGAAATCGATAGAGCCATCGATAAGGCATTATCGGATTACTCTCTGCGTTGCCCGCTTCAGGAGCTAACCGAGCTCGCTACTGTGACCGATAGCACCAATGTTGATATTTCATCCCTCACAGATTTAATTGATATCACCAGGGTGGAGCATCCCGTCACCACGCCCCCCTATCCCTCTCATACGTTCTCATTCTGGAAAAATAAGCTTCTCTTTTTAGACGGCCATGTCGGGGATGGTACAAATTGCTATGTCTATTGGCTTAAACGCCATACTTTAGGCGCTACGTCTTCAATTCCCACGGCCCATGAAACCGTTATCGCTATCGGTGCGGCCGCCTACGCTCTCAGCTCTTTAGCGCAGTACCAGACCGATAAGGCTAACACCGGCGGCCCGAAGGTGGATAACGACTACAGCGCCTGGGCAAAGGAGATGTTTACACGCTTTGACAAGGAGCTTTCCGTTATCTGCACTTACAACAATAAAAAAATCAAGTTTTCATCTTTATCATCGGAGGAATCTTAATGAGAAAATCAGTGCCCAAATCAGTCAAAAGGTCACTATTAAAGGATGAAGTCCCCGAGCTTATTCCTGTCATAAAGGATGGCCTGCCTTATCAGGCATTCGCCATCGTGCCGGATAAGTACGACTTTACCACGTGGCAACTTCCGCATCACACCCGTGAGATTAAAAAGGCTATCAGGGGCAAAATAGGTTACGAGCATACGGTCGATTTTACGCTTCTGGATAAGGCTACGCTTCTGCTCTCACGCTATGGCGATGAGGGCAAAAGAGTAATGGCCGATCCGGAGCTCATTATCGAGGCCGCCCGTCACCTTGCCAGCCATTATCGCAAGGCCGGCCGGCAGATACCCAACACCCTGTGTGTCCTGATATAGAGGGGGGCCCATGTCAGAGAGTCAGGAGAAGATTAAAAAGGGGATGGAGAAAACGAAGGAGGGGTTGCCCTGGCAGGCCTTCGCCATCGTCGGAGATAAGTCCGATCCGTCCACCTGGAAGCTTCCGCATCACACCCGCTCCATCTACCGCTGGCTTCAGGGTAAGATAGATCTGGAAAAGACGGTGGATTGGCAGCGTATGCCGGCAGCCGTAGCCGCCCTGTCAGAGGGTGGTTATCGTGGCCAGTGGGTGGAGGCTACCAGGGAGGAAATCAGGGAAGCAGCCCGTCACCTTGCCGCCCATTACCGCCATGCAGGAAAGCAAGTACCCTCTACCCTGGAGGAATTACTGTGAGAAACGGGAGTGTTGAAGAGGGGGCTTGTCCCCTCTTAGAAAAACCCGGGTTCCCCTTCCCTCGAGGGAGAGATGAAAGGAGAAATGAATAGAGTGTTGAAGAGGGGCTTGCCCCCTCTTAGAGAAAACCCGAGTTCCCCTTCCCTCGAGGGAAGGGGCAGGGGATAGGTGACAAAATAACTTTTAAGGAGTGAGAAATGTCTGTTAACAATTCAGCCGCCGCCCTGGTGGGATGGCGCAAGATTTTAGCGACCTTGTTGCCGGTGGTGGTAGCCGCCATCAATGCCACTGTTGCCGGCGCTAATGTCCAGGTGCCGGAGAGCTACGATACCATCACCTTGATAGCATGGTTTCTATCTCTTATTACGACTTATTTACCCACTATCATCACGGCCATCTCCAGCGCCTATTACGTCAAGAAGAATGTCGAGCAGGATGCTTTTCATACCGATACATCAGCCAGCATTGCCATCGCCCAGGCGAAGGCATCCGGCGGCGTTACGGATGGACCAAAAAAAGCTGATAGCGCTGTCGCAGTGCAGACAGCAGCAGCGCCAGCTCCCATGTCTGCCGATTTAACGGAAGGGAAACAAGTGTTCTACTCTATGGCAGACGCTGATATTATGGCATCCGAGGCAGAATTTGAGCTTGAAAAGCAGAACGCCTTGACGCCGATTGCATTGGCCTATGCTTTCCGCTCAAAGGTGCTGAATTTCGATATCGCTAATGTCAGGCCATCCGATAGAGTGAAGCAGGCCGAGGAGCTGGTCAGTAAGGCAAAGGAGCTATTCGATAAGGCTATTGAGGATTATACGGGGTCAACAGCGCCGACATGGGAGGAATACTCTAACATCCCCAGGCTTCAATTCCGGTATAAGCGGGATTATGAAAAGGCGCACAATCTACCATGCAGTAATAGGACTATGGAGGAGATTAACTCCCTGCTTAACACGATGGAGGATTTCGTCCGCTACAAGGCAGGCCGTGAACTCATCGGTAATATACCCAGCGAGGCTTTGCTCTGGAATAACATCATGGCCGGCGGACGCCAGGTTAATGCTTTCGATGTCTTCGAGTATGCCGGTAGCCTTGTAGCGTCATTATCCGAAACAACCAGCAAGATCGGTACTCTTAATCCGTCATCGCCCCAAACTATCAGTAAGAAAAGTAAATAAATGATCGTGCCGCCGCCTGGATCCTCGCGGCGGCAGGGAGAAAAAGTTATCCCATCAGGACAAGTAAATGAGAGTTATCCCCGACACCTTAAAGGAATTGCAGCGGCGCTCAGCTAATAAGCCGGTGGTGCAGCTCGAGGTGGCAACCTATGGCCATCCGGCAGCCGTTGCCGATAGTGAGTTGCAATGGGAGAATTTCGCCTGGGAGAGGCTTACGTCCCCCTCAGACGCTACCATACCTTGCCCTCACGCTTCAGCCGTTGCCGGCGACGGTTCTCTGATCCGCATCCGCAATTATAACGGTTCAATCTATGTTCAGCGGGTTGTGGCGCCAGGCCCAGCTTCAAATTGGGGCGCATGGTCAGGTGTGGGCTATTCATCCGCCGGCTATCCGGTGGCTATTGCTGCGCGTGGTGCAGAGGTGATAGCGTTCTTCTCAGATGGAACGTCCATGTTCCGCCTTCAGTCCTCTAACTACGGCGCTACATGGGCAGGGCAGGTGCAGATGCTTAACGCCCGTCCCTGCGAAAGGGGGGTCGCAGCCGCCTATAAGTCCAACGGAGACCTGTTTGTAGTCCATGCGTCCGATGTTAATGACCCGATATCCCTCTATATTCAGAAAAGGATAGGGGGGTCATGGTCCACCGGCTTGGGCCAGATTTCCGGTGATTATCCTATTTCCGCTTTGGCTATGTACCATGAGGGCGATTGGAATATGTTATCCCTTTTGCTGGACGGTTCATATATCCGTTTGGCCAGGGCGATTTATGGCGATGGCGACCGCTATCCCGCCGGCACGTTCTCAGGCTGGGAGTTTATCAATTCTTATAAGGCTAAGGTCGACTTCTCTACCCAGGTAGCTTTGCGTCAATTCCGCACAAGGAGGGGGGCCCAGGAGGGCAGCAAGACGCCCACCTACTACGAGAAGGTATCCGCCGTCAATGAGCAGCGGGCAGTTGATAATCTTGGCGTGGACGACCCCTTTATTACCTACCATGCGTCATTGGGGGCGGTGTTCTCATTCGCTAAGAATAATCAGCCCTGGTTTTACCGCCTGCGCCCTTTTACGGAATTTAAGGATATGGATTGGTATAGGGCTTATCCGCTGGACACCCTCGCCACCTATGGCCTATCATTATGCTGCGACGGTACATATCTCTACGCTTGTGCACCCAACCAGGTGTGGAGGTCTTTATTGCCCGGTAATTGGACGCCTCCTGTGCCGGGCAGCGGTGCGGGCACAGGGTATGCCGTGCCCTCCGCCCAGGTGTTGGCCGTCAGGGAAAAGGTCGAGTCTCTGGCGGCCAGCTCATTGGAGGTGGTGCTGGATAATTCCAAAGGGCAGTATAATTCCGCCGGCACGGGCAGCGCTTCTCTTTTGGCTTCGCTTAAGCGGGGCAGCCAGGTTTCGCTTTCCATCGGTTACCGCAGGAAGGGGGAGGTTTTAACTTCGCTTGCCGGACGTTATTTTATCGAGTCATTGGGCTATAAGAGGGGGGAGGGGGAGGCTNNCCGGCCCGTGGAGTGGAACAGCGGGGGGGATGTCTATACTGCCTATGATTTGATTGGCATCGTTTTACAGGCAGTGGGGGGGTCATTATCCTGTGTCAGCCGGTCTACGGAGATAACATCGATTTATCCTTATGTTGATGTCCATGCCGGCCAGAACGGCGCCCAGGTCTTGCGCCGTCTACTGGAGCTTGTCCCCGATGTCATCTATTTCGTGGGGCTTCAAGGCTATATCGTCTATCCACAGTCCACCGATCCTTATACTTATATGTTCAGGTTTCCACAATGAAAAAAGATTATTATTTATGGTTTGTTATCCTGTTTATCCTGGTCTGTGTTTGTGTCCTCTGTTATCGCAGCGGTTGTGCCAGCTACTTTATGCAGGATAAGCCGGTCTATCAGCTCAGGCAAAGTGTATCCGCGGGAAGCGTTGAAGACTTGCAAGCCTTTCAAATAAAAACAACTACCCTTTCCCTCGAGGGAAGGGGCAGGGGATAGGTGAAATCATGACTACATGGCTTAATGTTAAGAATAACGCCGAGTCAGCTCTGGCTTCCGCTATCACGGCGGCGGCCACCTCATTGACGCTCATTACCGGCGATGGCGCAAAATTCCCAGCGTCTAACTTCAATATCAGCATTGACGATGAAATCCTATTGTGTAGCTCACGCTCAGGCGATGTCCTCACGGTCACTAGGGCACAGGAGGGCACGGTTGCCGCCGCCCACGCTGTCGGTGCTATCGTTGCCCTTAACGTCACGGCCGGCATTATTACCCAGTTACAGGAGGCAGTCGATTTGGGCGGGGGAGGAATAGTTGAGATGGACGATACACCAGGTGGGACAGACGGAGAAATCACCAAGCCACCTACGTCTAACGCACTTTTTGACGGTTTGGCTAATCATGCCGCAGCAGTTAAAGGAGTCCACGGAGTGGGTTCTGATTATATCTGCGGGGCTAAAAGCAGCGGAGTCAAGGCCCGTGATTTCGTCAAAGGCTGGACTTCGGGCAAGGTGCTGAAAGGTGCTGGAGCTGATACTAACCCGACCGAGGAAACAGTAAACATCTCTGCTGCTGTCAATAAGACAGCAAACCAGTCAATACCACATGCCACTACGGCAACAATTACCTTCGATAACGAGGAGTGGGATACTGATAATATCCACGATAATACAACCAACAACGGTCGCCTCACCTGTAAAACTGCGGGCAGATATTTTATTTTCGCTCTTCTCGCCTTCGATGATAACGCCCTTGGCGACCGCATCGCCAGTGTCAAGAAAAATGGCATAACCGAGCTTATGCTTTTCTGCCTCGGCAAAGACGACTTCGGCAGGTGGCGGGCGGCAATGACTACGGTGGCTGATTTGGCAGTCAATGACTACATTGATCTTCAGGCTTATCAGAGTAGTGGTGCTGCCCTTAACGTCACCACTGTTACAAGATTCGGCATGATGAGGATGCCATTTTAACATAGATGTCTGGATAGGAGGGAATATGATCAGAGTATATCTTCTTAAAACAGAAATCAAAGGCGAAACCGAGACACTTAAGGGAATTGAGTATATTCATAATGCTATCCTTGA